TTGAAAATTGCATCCTCAGCGGTGCTGTAATCGCTAGCGTCCCAGCGCAGGGGTCTTGGGACATAGGGGATGCGCTGTATAACCATAACCCTGTATCTGGCGGAAGTGAGGGGGTTATCTGCACCACAGGCGGAACTCAGTCCACCCAACTTAATTCTATCACCGCTACGACAACATCTGGATCAGCAAACGTGGTTGTAAGCACTCTAGGCGATTTCCAGATAGGTGTCTACATTACAATTGCAGGGGTGGCTGGGGTTAAGAGGGTTGTTGATGTAATAGAGACTACTAACACGGTCGTCATTGATGTTGTTGCGAATGCTTCTGTTGCTGGCGCAGCGATTGCTAACTCGCCCGCTGTTTTCAATTTTTTCGGTAGTGTCACGTAGTAATCATCGCAGAGAAGGATGTAGCGTAGAGCCGCGTGGTGATCGCCTGCACGCAGGAGGATAGATGAAGCTAACAAAAAACATAAGCCGCTATGAGCTGGCCTGCCATTGCGGATGTGGTTTCGATTCGATTGACTTTAACGGTACGTTGCTTGGTGGAGCTGCCATCCCCGTATGGTGGGAAGCTGAAATATAACCAAGGACACGGATAACTAAGATGGAACAACCTGATCTTTCACAGATGAAAGACTCCCGAGGTGCATATCGCACAAACCTATTCAGGGAGTTCAATACCATCTCTCATAAGGATCAGCCTCCGATGTACACTATGCATGAGGAAGATCGTAATGGTCTTCCTTCTGCTAAGCGTATCTATATGGAAGCAGAGTCAGAGTACGATGCAGCCATGCAGTTGGTAGGTTCTTGGCAACACTGGAAACGCCTGTTGAGGTGTAAGCCATTCACCAAGGGATTGCCTAACCAGCAGTGGGAAGGCTTAGACTTTTGGAGAGAAGAGAAAGAGATTCGAGATAAGGCTGAAGCCTTCAAGCAACTTAAGAAGTCTGCTGCTAAAGGTAACGTACCTGCACAGCGTACTATCTACGAAGGCAATAAGCAAACTAAAGGACGGCCTAGCAAACAAGACGTAGCTCGTGAAGCACGCATTGCTGCTGGGGTTCAGTCCGAACTCGATGATGATTTTAAACGGCTTCAACTGGTGAAGTAAACTATGGCTAGTAAAACTAACGACGAGGAGACCAGAAGGGTAATCAGGAATGCTGCAGAGCAAGATCTGTATTCCTTCGCAACTCTAGTAGGACCTAACCGGTTATACGGAGAGCTTCATAAAGATGTCTTCCGTTGGTTGCAGCATACTGAGTCACCTAACCAGTTACTACTTCTACCACGTGCCCATATGAAGTCACACTGTATCGCGGTATGGTGTGCATGGTGGATCACGAAGAACCCAGAGACAACTATCCTATACATTTCGGCAACGTCAACTCTGGCTGAGCAACAACTGTACGCTATCAAGAATATCTTGACATGCAAGAAGTACAGGAAGTATTGGCCGGAGATGGTAAACCCTGACGAGGGCAAGCGGGAAAGATGGTCCAATACCGCAATATCACTTGACCATCCAAAACGTAAGGAAGAGGGTGTTCGTGAGCCCACCATTATATCTGCTGGCCTTACGACGAATACTACAGGTCTTCACGCTGATGTTATTATAGCGGATGACGTAGTAGTTCCTGACAATGCTTACACAGAAGAAGGACGTCGTAAGTGCTCAGCAGCCATGTCCCAGATGGCTTCTATCCTGAACACTGGTGGTATGATCAAAGCTTGTGGTACACGCTACCACCCGGCCGATCAGTACCAAGTGTGGAAGGATCAGAAGATGGTAGTGTTCGATGATAACGATGAGATCGTTGGAGAAGAACTACTGTGGGAAATCAAAGAGCATGTGGTCGAGGACGAAGGACTGTTCCTCTGGCCACGAGAGGTTAGACCTGATGGTAAGTCCTTCGGGTTCAACAGGAAGGAACTAGAACGTATCAAGCAGCTGTATACAGACCGTACACAGTTCTTTGCACAGTATTATAATGACCCTAACGATCCTAGTTCTGATCGTCTCACTAGAGACAAATTCCAATATTATGATGTTAAGCATATCAGATTTAAAGAAGGTCGCTGGCACTTTAGAGATTCACCTCTAAACGTATATGCCTCTATTGACTTTGCCTTCACCATCAGCAAGAAAGCTGACTATACCGCCATTGTAGTTATCGGTGTAGATCCTGAAGGTTATATCTATATCCTTGATATCGACCGGTTTCGATCTGATAAGATCTCTGGGATATTCGATCATGTAGTGTCGTTACACGAGAAATGGAATTTCACTAAGCTTCGAGCCGAAGTAAACGCCGCACAGGGAATGATCGCTAGAGATCTTAAGGATCGAATTAGACAAGAAGGTATGCGCTTATCTATTGATGAGCATAAGCCTACACGTCATACGGGTACTAAGCAAGAGCGCATAGCCGCTGCACTAGAACCGAGATATGACAACCAGACAATCTTCCACTTACGTGGGGGTTATACTGGCGTACTTGAGGAAGAGTTAGTGTTAGCAAGACCTCCTCATGACGACATTAAAGATGCGTTGGCATCAGCAGTCGAGATCGCTAGAGCCCCAAGGGCAGCGACAAGGGCTCCTAGGAAGAAGAATAATGTTATTTATAACTCACGGTGGGGAGGAGTTTCGTTTAGATGAGTATTAGAACTCTTGAAGTCAAGGACCTTCTTAAGCAAGAAGGACTTGCCAAAGTAATCGCAGAACGGTGGGACTCATTCAACTCCCAGCGTCACGGATGGTTAGCTGAGGTTCGAGAGCGTCGGAACTACATCTTCGCTACTGACACCTCGACTACCTCAAACGCTGCACTACCATGGAAGAATAAGACTACACTTCCTAAGCTAGCACAGATCCGGGATAACCTGCACGCTAACTATCTTAGTGCTCTCTTCCCGAATGATGAGTGGCTACGCTGGGAAGGCTACACACTGGATGATGAGCTCCAAGAGAAGCGGGAAGCTATCCAAGCTTACATGTCTAACAAGACTCGTATCTCTCCTTTCCGTACTACTACTTCTCAACTACTGTACGACTACATTGATTACGGTAATGCCTTCGCTACTGTAGAGTGGGCAGATGAGTCAAAGGTAGATGCAGAGGACGGAGAAGTAATCCCCGGATACGTAGGTCCTCGACTAGTTCGTATCTCTCCTCTGGATGTGATCTTTGATCCTACAGCATCCACCTTCGAAGAGTCTTGGAAGATCGTCCGATCTATCCGGCACTTCGGTGAGATTCGCAAGGAAGCTAAGACTAATCCGCACTTCCAAGAGATCTTGGATAAGGCAGCTAAGATTCGTTCTGATGCATCTACCTTTACAGTGGATGACTTCCGCAAGGCTGAAGGCTTTGCTCTTGACGGATTCGGTAGCCTGCATGAGTACTATGGTTCTGGTTATGTAGAGATCCTTGAGTTCCAAGGGACTATGCACGATCCTGATACTGGTGAGATGTTAGACGATCATGTGATCACTATCATTGACCGCCAGCATGTGATCCGTAAAGAATCTATTCCTGCTTGGAAGCGTAACGGTTATATGGCCCACGTCGGTTGGCGTATGCGTCCTGATAACCTCTACGGTATGGGGCCTCTTGATAACTTGGTAGGTCTTCAGTATCGATTGGATCACCTAGAGAACCTCAAGGCTGATATCTTCGATCTGATTGCAGCACCTCCCCTTAAGATCATCGGTGATGTAGATGAATTCGAATGGGCACCTTTCGCTGAAATACATATTGGTGAGGGAGGTGATGTACAGCCTCTTGCTCCTCCGGCTCAAGCGCTTACCGCGAACATTGAGATTGCTCAAATCCTCCAACTGATGGAAGAGTTTGCTGGTGCTCCTCGTCAGGCCATGGGTATCCGTACTCCTGGTGAGAAGACAGCGTTTGAAGTCCAAGCTCTTGAGAATGCAGCTGGGCGTATCTTCCAAGAGAAGATTACTCAGTTTGAGATTGAACTCCTTGAGAAGTGCTTGAACAACATGCTTGAACTGGCGCGTCGTAAGATGAACGGTGCTGACGTAGTACGTGTGATGGATAATGATATTGGTGTAGCTAACTTCATCAACATCACTAAAGAAGACATCACTGCTAAAGGTCACCTCCGCCCCATCGGTGCTCGTCATTTCGCTGCTCGTGCTCAGCTTATCCAGAATCTATCTGGGATTGCTAACTCTAACGTGTGGCCGAAGATTGAACGTCACTTCAGTGACAAGGCACTGGCCAAGATTGTTGAAGATAGCTTCCAGCTCAAGCGCTTTGAACTTGTGTCTGATAACGTATCACTGTTCGAGAAGGCTGAGGCCCAGCGTCTGGTTAATCAGATGGCTGAGGATATGGCAGTCGAACAAGCAACTCCCATTGAGGGAGGTGGAGTTCCTGCAGTATGAATACTAAATGGACTTCACACTTGAAATCTAAGCAGGAGAAGGAGAAGTTCCGACTGTACTTGTTCTCCTGCAATGATGCCCTTGAGAGGCTCTCAGAGGTCCTACAAGAGGACTTAGAGGCCACTGTTAGGGATATGTCCACTGAGGAGGGTTACGACTCTCCAGCGTGGTCTGAGAGGCAAGCAGATCGCCTCGGTAAAATAAGAACCTTACGTAAGGTAATTGATCTCGTAAACCTAAAAGGAAAGTAATATGGCTGATACAATTTTCGGTAACCCCGAAGATGGTAAGCCTGCAGCACCTAAACAGGAAACCCCTGCAGCTGAACCGTCTACACAGCAAGACGATGCTAAACCTGCTGAGCCCACCCAGGCCCCCGATCCCTATGCCACCATGCTAGATACGATCCGGACTGAGGATGGGCGTCAAAAATACGCTACTGTGTCTGATGCCATCAGCAGTATTCCACATGCTCAAGACCATATCAAAAGCCTGACCGAGAAAGTCAGGGAGATGGAAGAGCAATTGAAACAAGCCAAGAAGGTAGATGACATTATGGAGCGTGTTGAGTCCACACAAGCTGCGAAAGAGCAACCCTCGAGTAAGCAAGAGCTTGATGAGACTAAGATTGCACAACTACTCGAAGCTCAATTGACCGAGCGAGAGAAGCGGGTGCAGATGGAACAGAATATTAATTCTGTATCATCAACTCTTAAGGAACAGTTTGGTGATAAAGCCGAAGAAAAATATAAAGCTAAAGCTGCGGAGCTTGGTCTGGATCTGGAAACCTTTAACGGTTTGTCAGCCACCTCTCCCAAAGCTGTGCTCCATTATTTTGGTGTGGCCAAACAAGATTCTAATAGCGGAACGTATAAGTCCAGCGTGAACACAGCAGCTTTCGCTCAACAGCAGAAGCCTGCTGAAGATCCGATGGCACGTTACCGCTCGTCTGATTCTGAACTTTTGCATAAATGGCGCGCTTCCGCGTCTAAAGTAACCACTGAGGGTTAATTGTAATGGCAATTACTACTACTACTAATACTGCTTTCATTGAAGCTCAGCAGTATTCCCAGTTCATTCTGGAAAATCTACATGACGGCCTGCTGCCGACTAACTTCTACCGTAAATAACATTGCGGTCTTTCCTCTAAATAACTGGGAGGCTAACGCTAACCAGAGAGAAGGTATCTTACCCTGGGGGTAGATCTTGAAAGAAACTGATATTAAATACCTTGCCGGTTTGCTAGATGCAGACGGCAGCTTTTTCCTAAACTATACAGATAACCGTGTATACCTCACAATATCCCTAGACCTGAGCACAGGAATAGATAAGGATATGAAATTTACTAATTGGTTGTGTGCTGAACTGGGTGTTACCCCATCAGTACATACAAGACCGCTTAATGCTAAAGGCGTTAAGAGTATCAAGGTCTTGGTTAGTAAGAGAACTACATTAGAAAAGACTGTACCTAGGTTACTTAAGTACTTAGTAATAAAAGGTAAACATCTAGATCGGCTGTTTACTGTATGGAAAGAGCTAAGAGGCAAACAACTATCTTCAGAAGAGATAGATAAACTCAAGGAGTTTGTTAAGTCTTCTAGAAAAGATGTTGGTCCTGTCAAAACTAAATCATGGTTACCTAAAGCATACGTCGCTGGATATATCGACGGTGATGGGTGTTATATGATGAAGAAGAGCAGTGGTACTTACAACGTATCGACTGTTAGCCATATAGACGACAGGATAGTTACAGATCTCCTACACAAACAGTATGGAGGTCATGTCTATTTCCAAGAAGATTGGATTAGATGGAAGCATCCATTAGGAAGAACTAATAAGCAATTCGCTATTAGCTTCCTAAGAGATATGCACCGTCATTCAAGACTTAAGACTTGGAAGATAGAACAGTTTCTTCATTACCACTCGCAACGACTAACTGAGGAAAAGCCTACGGGCTAAGTTATAGTCTACCAAGCTATATGCTTGTATGAATGTAACCGACTTTGGTTCAGGTACTACTCTGAACATCAAGACCATCGGTACCGTTACCATCCAGGACGTCTCCGAGAACGAAGACATCACCTACAACCCGATTGAGACTGGCTCTGTTACCCTGTCCATCACCGACCACGTTGGTGACGGCTGGTACGTAACTGATCAGATGCGTCAAGACGGTGCTCAGATCGAGCAACTGACCGCTATGCGTGGTCAGGAAGCTACCCGTGCTATCCAAGAGCATTTCGAGACTCGTTTCCTCGAGGTTCTGGAAGACGGTCAAACTGCTGCCGATCCTAACACCATCAACGGTTTCTCTCACCGTGTACTCGGTACCGGTACTAACGAGACTATGTCTGAAGCCGACCTGATCAACATGCGTCTTGCTTTCGACAAAGCTAACGTCCCCATGATGGGCCGTGTTGCTATCGTCGATCCCGTTGTAGCCGCTACCTTCAGCAAGGCTTCTACTCTGACTACCTACCTGAACACTGGTGGTGCTCTGGGTGGCCTGAGCGAGCAACTGGTTAAAGACGGCTTCGACCGTGAGCACCAGTTCGTTACTAGCCTGCACGGCTGGCAGATCTGGACTTCTAATCGTCTGCCCACCCTGGCGGCTGCTACTAGCGTTGACGGTACTGATAGCGTCACTAATGATGGCGTTGCTAATATCTTCATGTCTATCGCTGATGATAACACCAAGCCCGGCATGATGGCATGGCGTCAGCCCCCGCGTGTTGAGTCTGACCGTAACATCTCCAAGCGTCGTGACGAATTCGTTCAGACCGCTCGTTGGGGCATGGGCGTTCAGCGTCTCGATACTCTGGGCGTTGTCGTAACCGACGCTACCGCAACTGCTTAATAGGAGCTAATTAATGTCTACTATCGAAAATACTGCTGGCCTGGGCGTTAACAACGCCTTCGGTCCTCGCGAAACTCAAGAGGGTGTTCTGGCCGGGGGTGAACTCCACGGTGCGGGTGCTGTTCATGAAGCTATCGTCTACTTCAACGGTGAAGACCTGAACAACACTGCTAAGGCTTTCGACACCAACAAGGTTATCCCTGCTGGTGCTAAGTTCCTGGAAGCTTACGTTGAAGTTACCGAAGCATTTGTACTTGGCGGCACTACCCCCACTATCAATGTAGGTACCTCTGGTACTGCGGGTACTAACTACGCACTGGAACTGTCTGAAGCTCAGGCTGAAGCAGTCGGTGAAGTATATAACGCTACCGGTGCTGGCACCTTTGCTAGCCCGCTGGCCGCTGATACTACCATTGCTGTAGAAATGGACGGGACTTCCCCGACTGTTACTGAGGCTGGTCGTGCGAAGATTGTTATTCGCTACATCAAGATCTAAGTAACTTGTGATTAGGGGGCTTCGGCCCCCTTTTTACTTTCTAGCCTAGGAGATTATTAATGGCTATTGAACATAACATAATCACAGATCCCGATCTCCACGAGCCGAAGGGTATCGCATCAGCTAACCCTCGCACCATATATATTGCTGACGGAGCAGGCTCTGGAATTTGGCAGCCTATCGCTATGGGGTCTGTATGGCAAGACGATCGCTCATCACCTATTGTCATTACAGGTTCTGGAGCAGGAGCTGTAAGAGTTTCAGATATCCTCACCGGCGGGGCTGCTGGTAATGGCCTCATAGAAGTACAGGCTAACTCTGACAGCAGTCTTCAGTATACTGGGACACTGTCGCGTCACTTCCATATTGCAGCTACCCTCTCAGCACAGCGGTCCACAGGTTCCTCTGCTGAGTGTACAGCTTCTATACAGCACTACGATGACTCTGCTGGTACCTGGTCTACTATTCCTCACAGCTACGTAGTGTTTGAAATTCTAGCTACCCCCACATCAACTGCTATGCATGCAGACATTATGATGAGCACTAACGACAAGCTAGCAGTTGCTGTACATAATACTGGTGGGGGATCTGCTGTATCGTTGGTCACTAACTACTTGTTCATGATGGGTATGCCAGGAGTATAATATGCCTAAGCTAACATTGTTAGATATGACTCAAGACATTCTCAGTGACATGAACTCTGACGTTGTCAATAGCATCTCCGATACTCCTGATTCACTTCAAGTAGCTCAGATCCTTAAGAGCACTTACTACGATCATATCGGAAATAAGAACTGGCCTCATCTTCGTCAGCTAACAGCACTAGAGTCATCAGTTGACAGTACGAAACCTACACATATGAGACTCCCTGTACTTATCAAGGAGATGGAGTGGGTTACATATAATCGTCGTAAGTCCTCTGATACTCGTGATAAGTTTGAGCATATTGAGTTCCTCTATCCTGATGAGTTCTTGCATAAGACTAACCTGTACCACACCGACGGTGGCAATGTAGATCAGATCACTGACTACAGCGGTGTAGTATTCAATATTAAGAATGACGAAAGTCCTAAGTTCTTTACATCCTTTGATGATGATTACTTGGTGTTTAACTCTTACGACTCAGGAGTTGATTCAATCCTACAGTCCAGTAAGACACAGGCACTAGTGTACAAAGAACCTACCTGGAATATGGTAGATACTCTCGTACCTGACCTTCCGTCAGAAGCATTCCCTGCACTGTTGGCAGATGCCAAGTCAGCTTGCTTCCTTCGCCTTAAGCAGATGCCGGATCAGAAGTCAGAGCAACAAGCTAATCGCCAGAAGAACTGGCTGAGTCGTAAAGCATGGAGAGTTAATGGTGGAATCCGATTCCCGGACTACGGCAGGCAGAGCGGAAAGCAAACCTTTAGGGCTGAAAATAAGAGGTAACTGCTACGAAGCTTATGTCATTGGAGGTGGGGATGTCCCCAAGAACCTCCGAGGATTATGGACTTCAGTAGGAGATGCCCAAGCAGCTCTAGATGCATATGAGCTAAGCAAGCCTCCATGTAAAAGATTTAAAAATAGAAAGGTAATTTTTAATGGCGAGGACATCAACTAGTGTAGAACGTAATACGTTCATTCGAGGACTAGTTACAGAAGCTGGTCCTCTGACATTCCCTGAGAATGCAAGTAAAGACGAGCTTAACTTTATTCTTAATAAGGATGGATCTCGTCAGCGTCGCTTAGGCATGAACTATGAGACTAGCTATCAACTAAACAGCACTGGGTATTCAGATGCTGTAATTGACTCTTCCTTCCTGTCATCTTATCGGTGGGAGAATGTAGGCAATGATGCAAGACTGACCATTGGTGTTATCCAGACTAACGATAAACTGTGGTTTTGTGATCTAGACACAGACAATCCCTCAGCTAACCTACTTAATGGTGGTAACCCTGTAGTGGTTACCGATCTAGTACCTTCTGAGTTCCAGTATGCTCCTGTCAACGGGGTGTTGGTTATTGTAGGTGAGGGTATAAATAATCCCGTGTACCTTGAGTACAATCAGACTACAGACACTATCACTAAGGTAGACCTGAACATTGAGGTTCGGGACATCTGGGGTATTGATGATGGGCGGACTACAATAGAACGTCCTGCTACACTATCAGCTGCGCACGAGTATAACCTCAAGAACCAGGGCTGGGATAACGACAAGATCAGTACGTTCTTCACTAGTCAGGGTAAGTATCCGTCTAATGCAGACATCTGGGTACTTGGTAAGGACAGCTCAGATGTATTCGATCCAGCCTTGCTAGTTAAGCAAGATTTGGGGACTACATTAGCAGCTAAAGGTCGCTTCATCATTGAGGCATTCAACCGTGGTAGTGAGCGGTCTTCAGCAGCGGGACTAACCGGACTACCTCAAGACCGTGAGTTAGGTAACATCTCTACTGTAGCATCATTTGCTGGTCGTGTATTCTACTCAGGCATCCGCAGCAATATTGAAGGTTTTGATGACAACTCTCCATCATTCAGCGGTACTATTCTTTACAGTCAGATCGTAGACAATAAGAAGAAACTCGGATGGTGTTTCCAAGAAGGTGACCCCACTGCAGAGTTTAATGCTGAGCTGGTATCCAGTGATGGAGGTACTATCCAGATCCCTGAAGCTGCCGGTATCCTTAAGATTCTAGCACTCGAGACTGTACTCATCGTCTTTGCAGAGAATGGAGTATGGATGATCACAGGCTCTGACGCTGGCTTCTCTGCCCTAGACTTCAGCGTACGTAAGATTACTGATGTAGGTGCTACTAGTGGTGATTCTGTAGTAGCAGTAGATGGCAACGTAGTGTACTGGGCTACGGGTGGCATCTATCAGTTGACTCCTGACCCACGGTCTGGTCGGCTGGTAGCACAGAACATTACAGAGCGTACTATCCAGACCCGATACAATGAGATCCCATCAGTGTCCAAGGTATTCGCTAAAGGAACCTTTGACTCTGCATCTCGCCAAGCTCGTTGGATTTATAATGACTCTGACTCATACGATGGGGCATTTCGAGTACATGGCTTTAATAAGGAGTTGATCCTTGATTTTGTACTTGGTGCTTTCTCTATTCTTGAGATTGCTCAAGTAGCTGGCGGTCCTTACGTGTCAGGCTTTGTAGAGACATCTGGATTCCTTAACGTGGATAACACAGAACTCGTGGTTGTTGGTGCTGATGTAGTACAGGCTAGTGCAGTAGATGTGACTAGAACTGCTGAAGTAAGGGCTAGAGGTAATAGCACTACCAAGTACCTCACAACAGTACCGAATGGGGTTACGGCATGGACCCTCAGCTCCTATCGTGATGCTGACTTCCTAGACTGGGCGACCTTTGATGGTACTGGTGTAGACGCAGCAGCGTTTATGGTTACTGGTGATGAGCTCTTTGGGGATACCCAACGAGAGAAGGGCGTTCGGTACTTGACAGCACACCTGTTGCGTACTGAGACTGGTTTCTTCCTTGATGGCAGCGGTGATCTCCAGCCTGAGAACCCGAGTTCCTGTAATGTACAGGCCCGGTGGGACTTCGCTGATTCAGCTGCCTCTGGTAAGTTCGGGAATACCTTTGAAGCTTACAGACTGCAGAGATATTACATCCCTACTGGCATAGAAGATCCATATGACTACGGTCAATCTGTAATCACTAGTAAGACTAAGCTTCGTGGTGTGGGTCGTGCACTATCACTTAAGTTTTCTACATCTCCGGGCAAGGATCTGTACCTGTACGGCTGGGGTATGGTAGCTGAAGGGAATACGGTGGTCTAATGGCACATACAATTTTTCACAGTCCTGATAGACAAGACATTATCAGACAGAACACACCACGCATCAGTATTGAAGCTGCACGTAACCGTCGTCAAGCTGCACGTAGAACTATCTTAACTTCTTTCCAGCGTACGGCAGCTCCTAATGCCCCTACTCCCTCTACTCCCCGCACTGACACGAGTCAAGCTGCTATGGGTGAGGGAGGATTCGAGGAGAGTGCAGGGGATACCACAGGCCGTACAGGACGAAGCCCCCTTAGTGGGCTAGGTGTCCTGGGTGCTTTGGATGTCGCATTCTCTACTAATCTAGGTGTACTAGGAGTACGTGAGCTTGCCGGCCTAGGCTTCGGTCTTCTCGCAGGACCTCTCGCTAGTCCCGTCGCAGGTCTAGCATTCCAAGGGATAGCAGGCCTAGCAGCTTCAGGCAATACTCTTAGTAAGCAAGGTGCATCACTTACTGGCATCTCTGGTAGAGAGTACCGTGGTACTAACTTCGGAGCTATGAGTGTTAACGATCTAGCTAGTGAAGGACTGTCAGTAGATTCATTTGGTCAGGTAAGTAATAGTAACTTCTCTCCCGCTGATACTTCAGCCTTTGGACTTAGTAAATTCGGATGGGCAGACGATTCATTTGGTCAGGTAAGTAATAGTAACTTCTCTCCTGTTGGCGGTATCTCTTCCTTCGATGATGAAGGCTTCGGTGACAGCATTGGTGACACTGGCTCTGGACAAGGTGACACTGGCTCTGGACAAGGTGATGTCGGGGGACCTGGAGAAGCTGGCGGAGTAGGACTAGGTGGCGGTATTGGTCTCTAAGAGGAATAATAAATGAGTTTTTTAAGTACAGCTTCTGCTATTGCTAGTATCGGGGGGACTATCCTTGGTACCAAGGCAGCACTGGACAGTGCTGATGCAGCACAGGATGCTTCACGGGCACAGTCTAGGGCTGCAGCAGTAGCCCGTCGTCAGGAGTCCCTACAAGCCGCCAGACAGCGACGTGAGGTTATCCGGTCCAGACGTATGGCTGCAGCAGAAAACCTGTCACAGGGCGTTGCACGCGGTTCTATGGGCAGTTCCTCTTTGGCGGGTATCCAAGGTGCCCTGAATACTAACTTCGCAAGTAACCTTAACTTCTTGGATCAGATGTCTAGCCTCTCTACAGAGAAGATGTCCTTCCTTGATCAGGCACAGCAGAGTTCAGCAGCATCACAGACCTTCGGAGCAGTCTCCAGTCTAGCATTCACTGGTGCTCAAACAGGTTTTAATATTTTTAAGCAGACTCCAGAGTTCGATAAGTTCTCTGCTAAAGTCTTTGGGAGGTAAATTACATGGCAGGTCCTGTACAAGTAATCGACCCTAATGAGGTTGACCTCTCTCTTTATGGCGAAGCAGAAGAATATACACCCGGTGAAGGTGGAATCTTTGATATCATGAGGGAGCAGGTAAGGTCTGAGACGGAGAACCGTCGTCAGGCTACCGAACTAGCCCTTCTTCGCCGTACTAACACTGAACAAAGCTTCCAAGATGCCTATGCTAGCTCTCAATCAGAGATCATGGGCGGGGGTGACCCCCAAGAACTGAAAGAACAAGAGGCTATCACCTTCAAACAGAAGCGTGAGCAGCAGTTAGGTCAGTTTATTCGGGATAATGTGCTGTCTGATGACCCTCAGACCCAAGAAACTGTCATGCAGATCATGACTAACATGGGTGATATGGCTCAGGCAGAGCTTGATGAGCTTCTAGACCCTGATGCAGTGCAGAAAACAGTAGCTGAGATGTACGCTTCTGACTCTGTCACTGATCTTCGTAAGCGTAAGTTCGCTTCGCACCGTTATGCTGCTGATTTGGTAGCTCAGCTGGCTGAAGAACGTGGTATGGCCGAGACTATCTGGGATTGGACTACCCAAGCACTGGCTCCTGATGACTTTAATGATATTGCTGACCTGATGGGCAAGGGAGAATTCGCTGATCGTGAAGGATTCCTCCAACTGGTGCAAGAATTCCAAGTCATGGACCCTGAGATGCAGAAGGTAGTGTTCACTGATGCACTCCTGCCCCAGCTGGTAGAAGCATTTGATGATAACTTCTCTGTTATCCCTGCTGTAGTTAATACACTGTTCTCACGTGACTATGTCGGTGAAGTGTACTTAATGGAGGTCGGAGATGTCTTTGCAGCTGCAGATATTGCACTGTTTGGTAGTGAGCTTATCAGCCTAGGTAAGGCCCTTGGCAATAGACGGGTACAGCCTAAGAAGTTGAAAGATCCTGCCATGCGGGCTGTCAATGAAGCACAGAAAGAGCGTAGTGTACCTCATCAAATGTCCCAACTGGATAATGACGAGGCTGCAGCTGAGGCTGCTACCTACTCTGGACTGAGTATTGATGCTGGTGATGTACTTGGTATGTCCCGCAGTGATTCAGCCATGACTGCCTCTCCCTTCCGTAACTCTGAACTATCTATCTTCAATGCATCACTCGACTCTATCTCTGATATGATGGCACGGATGCACAAGAACTCTGTTGAGCGGGATATCGGACAGCTCATTGCTGATCTGAAGGAAGCTCGTAAGGGCGTAGAGCGTAAGGCACTGCGTACACTAGAGAAAGCCTCTGAGGAACTTCCTCGTGAGCTGGCTCGTGCACGTCAGATGATCACTGCACTTGATCGTACCATCAAGCAGACTCGTGATCCTGTCAAGAAGAAAGTTATTCAGCAAGAGCTGGACATTCAAGTAAGTAATGCTAAGGCACTCACTACTCGTGTTCAGAACGTTGAGTCTCGTCTGACTAAACACCGTAATATTGATGACATCAGTGCTGAACTGGTTAAGCTGCGTGCAGGTATCCAACCTAACTCTCTGGCTAAGTCTATACGCGAAGCTATTAGTAGAGAGCAGCAGCGCCTAGTGGCAGCTCAACAACGCCTTCCTAAGGCAGTAGAGAGCCGTACAGCGGTAGCTGATGATGTGGCTCGATCTAGCACTGCAGATGTAGCAGAAGTACTGACTAAGTCTGAGGTTGCTGGTGTAGCAGCTCGCATCTCTCAAGACCGTACCTCACTGGGGCTGTCTGATGAATTCATTGATGATCTTCACTCTAGTCTTGGTACTCCAATCTGGCGTCTAGCCTCAGAGATGGAAGAGATTGCACCTGAAGCACTGCTTGCTGGCGAGCGTAAGGCTGTACAGCAACGTGTAATAGATCGTATCAAGAAAGAAGCTGAAGAAGCTGACGATGCTATCCGCTCTGTTGAAGTACTTGAGATGAAGGGTAACACTGGATTCACAGTCAAGTATAACCGCAGTGGTAAAGATAACTCTCTGACCTACGAGTACTCACTCAGTGATACTGGACACTTCGAGGGTATCGCTGACGAAGCACAGTTCACTCGTGTTGCTAAGCGTATGAGTGGTATCTGGTCCCCTGACTTCCGATTCAAGAGATTGGGTGGATTCGTAGGTGATCTTACCTTTGCCGGTGACCAAGCTGCACGTATCGGTCAACAGCTGCAGAAGCTGGACGCTAATATCACCAAGGGGTTCACTTCCCAGCAGCGTGCTGAACTCGATGCACTGTTACTAACTGGTGATGAGCAAGGTCGTGTGTTCACTATCGGTGAGCTTGAGAATGGTTTGGTTGAGACTAAGCTGAGTATCAAGGCACAAGACTCTGAAGTTATCCGTGCTTACTACAAGAAGCGATTCGTACTGGATGAGCTGCACACTCTCCGTGATCACATGGTCCGTAAGAACTTGGACTTCATGGGATTCAAGAGCATGCAGTACACCAATGCTGATGGTGAGCTGACTGACTTCATCGCTAAGCCTCGGGATAACTTCCGTGGTGCTGATCTGACTGACCAAGAAATGATCTGGATGCCTAATGGTGTAGCTACTGGCGATAAGGCTTATGCTCCCATGCGTGACATCCGTAAGACCATCGACGAATGGAAGGATTCTGGATATAAGATCGTTGAACTCCTGAATCCTCATCGTACCGGTGCTGACGGTCCTGTAATTAAGTTCGGCCTAGTGGCTGATGGATATGGTGTACGTATTAATGCACTGCCTAAGCAAGTACTGAACTATAAGCCTGGGTATGTACCTCGCATCTATAAGCCTGGTTACAGCTTCGTTAAGGACTACTCTGATCCGTCTAATGTTCAGACGCTGTTCGCTACTGAGACTAAGGCTGATGCTGAGAAGTTTGCAAGGGAGCTGCGTACTACACTCTCCAACGAACGTATCGCTGCTAAGACTGACCGTGAGATGTCTGACCTAGAGAAACTGATCATCGACTCTGACGAGTACGGTGGACTGTACACTGGTCGGCGTAAAGATAACCTGTTGATGGTACGTAGTGATGATGGCGTATACCGTCCTGACCGTGTCGACACAGGTACTGCAGTGCAGCGGTACATGGCTAACATCTCAACCATCATGCCGATGAATGAGTATCGTTCTACTATCATGCAGCGGTGGACTAACTCTGTTGATGCACTGGCCCGTAATGAAGGACGTATCGGCCTGACTGATAAGCGTGACTTCATGTCAGATATCGACCTGAGCCCTGCTAAGAAAGCAATGATGGAAGACGCTCGTGACTACATCATGAACCAACTCCGAGTTAACACCGGAGACGAGCGTGTGTTTCAAGGAATGATGCAGTCATGGGCTGATTCTCTGTATGCAGGAAAAGATCCTAGTAAAGCACGACAGCTAGCAAGGGATGCTGTACGTGGTATGATCGAGAAGGACCCTGTACAACAGCTTAAAGGTCTCACCTTCAACGCACAGCTAGGTATGTTCAATGCCCGTCAGCTGGTGGTCCAGGTACAGAACGCAGCTATCGCATCAGCTATAGACCCTAAGAATGCTCCATTCGCACTGAAGGATGCACTCGCGATGCGAGCTATCATCGTTGGTGCTAAGCGTAACTGGCCCGGTTTGATCAAGACTATGGCTAAGATCACCAAGACTCCTGAAGAGGAGTTGAGATCCATGGTAGAGATGTTCGACCAGACAGGTCTGTATGACTCTATCAAGCGTACTGCTGATTATGATGCTAACGTAGTGTCTGTAGGTGGGACAACCATGTCTAACCTTAGGAAGATTGCTGAAGGGGGGCGGTTCTTCTTCACAGAAGGCGAGCTTATGTCACGTCTGATTTCCTTCAACATTGCACGTCGTCGATTAGGACCTACTGCTGGCCCCCGTGAGCTGTTTGACGAGCACCTTCGTTTGTCTATGAACATGCAGTCTGCTAACGCAGCTGTGTGGCAGCAGAACTGGATGGGTATCCCTCTTCAGTACACACAGGTATTCGCTAAGTTCTATGAAGCTCTTATCCCTAGCCTGTTGAAGCGCCCCGGCGCTCGGTGGACTCAGGGAGAGGCTGCTCGTGTACTTGGTGGACAGCTGGCTATGTACGGTGCGGTAGGTGTTCCGATGTCTCAGAGCATCTATGCTGCTATGGCAGACAAGGCTGGCAAGACACCTCAACAGATCCAAGAAGAAAACCCTTGGGTTGAAGAGATGGTCAACGAAGGTCTGGTAGGTGTGCTGTCTACGATGGTAGGTATGGAGAATAACTTCTCCAAGGACCTTAGTCTTATCACAGGCACCTCGCAGAACAACGTAGCTGGGGTAGCTGAAGGTATCTATGACTTCATATCTACTGGATCTTCTGGTGTAGACGCAGCTAGACTGTTCGCCGGTCCTTCAGCCTCCATGGTGATGCGACTGGGTGATATCGGTAAGTCATTTGTGCATGCAGCAGCAGCACTGAAGGCTGACCCTTCTCTCGAGACGTTTGGTGCAGAGTCATTGCAAGTACTGGATGATGTTGCTGCTATCAGCTCCACCTGGAGTAACGCACGGAAGGCTATCTGGTTGCATGATGTTGGTGTACTGAGCCGTCAAGGTAATGTACTCATCGGTCCTAACCGGTTCGATGAGACCAACATCCAGACTCAGGCAGCTCGTGCCCTAGGCTTCGAGACTGACATCGAGACTTCATACTGGGCCTTGAAAGACTATAGCCGTAGTAACAGTACTGAACAGAGAGCTCTGATGTCTGACCTTAAGAAGGTACACCAGCAGTTTATGATGGACGGTAATGTTAAGCGACTGAAGATGATGCAGTCCTGGCTCCTTGCCGGTAAGACAGGTCCTGAACGTCGGGATATTCTTAACAGACTTAACAAGGGTCTGACTGGTGATGACGATTTCGACCGTCAAGCTAAGTCTTACACCCGTGATTATATCTTGTCCGGTGGTAGGTACTCACTGCATCCGGCTACATCAAGTATTACTGAGGAATAATAATGGCATTTGTACAAGATACTCCAGTACCTAGTGCTGGCGGCGGTAGAGCAGCAGTTGCTGGGGACACTAGCGATGTTATTCGCCTGGGTGGCCTTGAGAATGCTGTTAAGGTGGCAGGTAACCTGCTTACTGGTGCAGCTGCCCGTGGCCGTGAGGTACGGACAGATCAAGCTATAGGCGGTGCTGTCGGGGGGATCAATGATCTCCTCGAAGAGCGTCAATCTGCACTCAACACTGAGCAACACGCTAGTCAACTTTTAACTGACATCTCTAGCGACGGTGAGATCACTGATGATGAGAGACAGACACTCAAGGCATTGCAGAAGGAGCAAGACTTCCTTAAGCAAGCACGACGTACTGGCATCCTGAGTGAGGGAGGGTTCTCCACACGGATGAACACGCTCCGTCGATCTATGCTGTCCCGTGCTGAGAACCTGGGTATCTCTTCTGACATTGAGGAGTTGTTCCTGCGGTCACAGTCCTTGAAGGAAGCACCTGCTGAAAATCCTCAGTTGGCTGCCCTCCGTACTCACATGGATGCTACCTATGGCAGCAACGGCTGGACAGTAGATCAGGCCGCTGAGTATGTAGCTAACGAGGCTAAGTTCACAGCAGTAGTAGGTAACCTTAATGCTACTATCTCTGACCTGACCTTTGCTATGAAGCACAAGTTGGAGCAAGCTACCACTGCTAAGTTCTCTCGTGTTGCGCGAGGAGCTATGTTCACTGAGCAAGATGCAATTGATATTGTGTCTGCTGCTCAGCAGAATGCTCTCGGTATCCTTGATGTGATCAAGAATCAGGAGCAGGAGCTTAAGGCTACTGGTCGATTCACAGCTGCCCGTCGGGATGAGCTGAACAAGAAGAAAGAGAATGTGCTGGCTATCCGTGATAGCTATACCGGCATGATCACAGGTGATAAGTCTATCCCTGAATACTTCAATCAACAGCAAGTATTCGATCGGGCAGATAAGACCCTGAATATGTACATGAAGCTTAACATGCCGGTTACTGTCCGTGCTATGCAAGCTATGACAGGTGCTGATGGCTCTAACAGTGCTATGTCCTCTGATGTAGTGTTCTCCCTGTTCGATCCTGAGTCAGCTAACATGAAAGTGTGGGAGCTGGCAGCTCAAACTGACCCTCTCGAACGTAGTGCCGAACAGCTTCAGTCTATTGAGTTCAGTAAGATTCAATCTTGGATCTCTGGTCAGATCTCTATGGATCAGTTGGTAGAGATCGGTGATGTTAACCCTGCCGTATCTCAGTCACTGGCACTGGTGGCTTCTAAACGGCGAGCACGTACTCCGGAGGAAGTAGATGAAGTTGTCGATATTCATAGCGCAACTCTTAAGCCTAAGCCTAATGATCCACGAGGCAATGGTGACAAGATTGCTACACTATCAAGGACATTTGATGCAGGTCTGGCACAAGCACGTACACAAAGCAAGGAAGGTGAGTGGAGAGACCTCCATCTTAAGAAGTTTACTGAGCATGCTCAGGAGATTAAAGGATATCACGAGAAGAAGACAATGTTCTTCCTCCCGATTACTCCGGACGGTGGTATCGGTGTTCCGCAGATTAGGGAAGAGGCTCTCACACTCCATCCTGTTAACAGCCCTGGCAGGGAGCCTAATGATGTCTTGGTTAAGTACACAAGAGCCTTTGCCAACTACGCCGGGAAACTTGTAGACGCGGGAGTTATCACTCAGCAGGATCTGCTGGATACATTCACTCAGGCTGGTGAGGTCACTGACCCCGCTACTGGCATTGAGATTGATGCATTCACTGGTGCAGCTGAGACTGTTGGGGGTATTGCTACCCGTAATATCCAACGGCCTGATCCCGCGCAGGCACAAGTCCCAGAAGTACTACGTCGTCAAGGCGTAACTGAAGAAGTAAACAGTGATATCCTTGCAGCTATCCAGTTGGAGAGTGGTGGTAATGCCTCTGCTGTCAACCAAGGTTCAGGTGCAGCAGGGATACTACAGTTGATCCCATCACGGGCCCAAGAGGAAGGTATTGATCCTCTAGATCCTAACCAAGCTATCCAAGTATTCAAGGAACACACTCAATCTGTGACTCCCCGGCTACAGAGGGCAGGACTGGAGCCTAGTGGAGCTAATGTTTACATCCTCTGGCAACAGGGAAACACTGGTGGTATGGAGATCTTGAGGAATCAGGATAAGCAGATCGAAGAGCTGTCTTCTTCGCGTCAGAGTAACATGATGGATAACCAGCCCCCCACTGAGGGGTGGAAACCATTCCGTAACAACACTACGACACCTGTAAGTAAGTGGGTAGAGGAGTGGAGGAATAGGTTTGAGGCAGCTCAAGCTGAGCTTACGCAGTAACTACAAGTATTAAGGAAATAGTATGTCAGACAATTGTAATATGCCTGACAGGCGCTCTAATGACGCTCAGCTAGGGTATCTTAATGGGAAGGTAGAGGCACTGGATGCTAGGTTCTCCCAGCATATAGAGCATGAGGAGAGGTTTCAGGGGCTGATAACTCATAAGTTAGAAGCTATCGAGAATCAGCTCAATATGTACAAGCACTTTACCTTCTTCATTCGTACAATTGCTGTGTGTGTAGGTGCATTGATAGCTTTTAATTGGCAGGAAGCTAAGCAAGCTTGGTTACAATTCTGGATATATCCACACCAATGAGGTAGTTTAGTATGCCATTAGAGTTATTCACATTCTTAGGTAGTGCTCTCCTTGGTGGTATCAAAACCATCATCATGATGAAGATTAAGAAGAATTCTCAGCATAAAGAAGCACAGCTATTAGCACTGAATGCAAGAGCTAAGGTACAGCAGACGGCAAGGGAGCATGATGACAAGGGGTTTAAGATTACTCGGAGGATTATCGCACTCACTGTGGTGTTTTGTGTTATCCTTCTTCCGTTTCTTTCTCCTTACGTGTCTATGTATTCTTATCTGTTTGCTGATTTCCCTCTACCTTATATACCAATTACTTTCGGGTATACGCAGTTAGAGCCGGGTCTATGGCCCTTCACTTCTGATGTTGACTTGACGAAGTGGGTTATCTTTGATAAAGGGTTTGTTATCACTCCCTTCCACACTCACATGATGAGCGCTATAACTGGCTTCTACTTCGGTGAGAGACAGTTGACCTAAACAATTTACTTTTCTATAGACGTAAAAAAGCCCCAGTCAGTTACCCAGTTAATTCTGAGTAGCCGGCTGGGGCTTTTTGCGTTTAAGGGCAGGGACAAGTGGATCACCTTCAGTGCGGTTCACTTACTCTACGTATTATGTAGATACCTGTCCCTGCTATACTACTATTCTGAGATCTCTTCTACGAGTTCCCATAGATAGTTTACATTCACACCCAAATGGTTACGAGTGTTCCATGCAATCATGATGTCAAGCAGTTCGTCCTGATTCATCAGTAGTCTCTGCTTCCTTGTCTTCTTCAGTATCTTCAACCAGATCCTTAGACTTATCTTTGCTACGTGCTTCCAGTGTCTCAGCTACCAGACTAGCGAACCGCAGCATGTCTACCTGACGATCAGAGAAGTTAGTCTTCAGGAACTCAAGAGCTTTCTCATCCTCACCTACATCAAGGTGTGCCATGTAGACGGGCAGGAATTTCTCAAGTTCTTCTTTAGCGTAGATATCTTTTTCTTGATTCATCTTACTTATCCTCAGGGGTAGGTTCGTTAGTATCTTCTGTTTCTTTCTTTACTTCCGTGATGTTGACTACTTTCTCATCTTCTTCGGTATTCTTGAAGGGCAGGTACAGAGACTTGATCTTGTAGAGCAGCTCATTATGTACTTCTTGAGCCTCATCGAGAGTAGCGAACTCAAGGAACACTTCTCCGCGATCTTTAAATACTACAGTGAATCCAGTCTCAGAGAAGACGTCCTCAGTTGCTTCTTGAGGCCGAGTAACTAGCACTACAGTCCGGATATCTACTAGGTGACCGGCAGCTTCAACAAAAAATACTTCGTACAGGGGGGTATCAACGGTGTTCATTCAGTTATTCCTCTAACCATTCTCTCGGGATGTTTTTATCTGCATAGGGCCAAGTGATTCCTTTGAAAGGGCCTCGTCCATCTCCCCTGCAAATGTCAGCATACGTCGTCTTACTTCCTTTTCTAATCTTGGACTTAGAGCGTTGGAAGACGAAACGTATATCGAGGTCCGGATATTGTTGTTTGATAAGGAGATGTTTAAATCTGTCATCGTAATCCCATATCCCTTTGCTCTCGATTATGAGTGTCTTGCCTGATTTAGTAGTCACGTAGAAATCTGGCGTGTAAGTACTTCTTTTGCTGGTACTTTATAGACAATCTTACCATCAGAAGGTTCATACTCGTAGTAAATCTTTTTCTTATCCAGATCCTTAGCGACACTCTCCTCTAGCCCTGACCTCCATGTAGATTTGTGCTTCCTCTTTACCATACTAGTGCCTCATAGGACTGAACACCGGAAGGTCATCTTCAAATGCAACTAGGTACATCTTGTGTCCCGCCAGGAATAGGGTATCCCCTACACCACAATCTTCAATAGACTTCTGAGTGTACTCTTGTTGCCATTCAGTGAGTGAGTAGTACCACTCAGAGAAGTCTGCATTCAATTCGAATGATCCTTCTTCACTGTGTCCTTTGAATAGGATACTAAATGTCGACATCAGTCAATACTCCCATGTACGTCATCAAATGTAAACTCTTTACCGCACTTAGTACACTCATAGTGCTTCTCTAGGATGTAGAAGGTAATACAACCACACCCTTCAGGGTCAAGTTCCTTATCGGTACACTGCCAGATGACATCAGACTCATCAGTGGTTGGGAAGTTAATTATCTTATCATCACCAGACATCTAGGATTACCTCCTCCTCTTCTAGTTGATGTTGGAACTCATCAAGAATGTCCTGCGCCTCATGCCCAGGGAACTTAGGATCTCCTAACTCACGTTTAATCCAGAGAAGTTCAGCATTCTCATACATAAACATAGGCCAATAACTACCGAACCTTTTCTCATACTGCTGTTGTACTGCAGAGTATAGCCTGAGAGGCTCTGTAATGCCGTCTAAGAAGCGTTTGGCATTAGTTGGACCTACCATGTACAGTCCAGGGATATTGTCCGTAGAATCGCCTGTGAGGAGCTGTGTGAAGAAGAACTTAATTCCCTCCTCTTCACTGACGAACCAAGGACCCTTAGCTTCTGAGTTAGAGGTACCCCATTGGCAGTGCCATCCAGGGATCATCTTCAGGTCTTTATCCCGTGAACAGATGATAGTCTCTTCATCAGAAGTACACTGCTCAATACCCATCGAGTCATCAGCTTCCATACCTTCGGCAATGAACACATCATGGTTCAGTCCTGACTTAAGATACTTCTCAATCTCATCATGCCAGTGTGGTTTCTCGGCATTCCGGTTGCCCTTGTAAGGGCGGATAGTCGCAATGTCCTTACGGAAGTTCTCCCTACCTGACATATGTACTACATGGGAGTCAGCACCCGCCTTCTCAGCGATAGACTTAATCTTTCCGTCTACCCTAGCCTTGACTAGAGGCCAACTCAGGGGGCGTCCTTCATCGTCAGTGGCACACCCGATTTCATAGCGGAGGATATCTCCATCAATTAGAGCTTTCATTCAACACCCCACTCTCTGAGGTAGATCACCATGTGGCAGTGCCTCGATACTTAGGATAATCCCGCCATTGACGTCTCATGAGCCGCTCCCACTCTCGTAGAAGGTAGGAGCACACAGCTTACCACAGCCTGGACAGTCTTGAGCAGTAGGATCAATCACGCCGTAGTAAGGTTCACTCCACTCCCGATAACAAGACGAGCAGTGGAACAGTTTAAGTCCTTCAGTTAGTTTCATACCGCACCTCGATATCAGGCTTCGTCCCTAGGTAGGAGAGAGGATCAGCAATGTGCGTCCTCTCCCACACGTACTGCTCAGCTAGGTCCTTGCCAGTGTTAGACGTCTGGCTGTGAAGACGTGTCGTGTCCTCCGGCCATAAGAGCTTGTTGGATGGCTGAGCCTTCAAAGTCAAGGGCACGCTTGATAGCATTTTGACGGAACTCAGGGAACTTAAGGAAGGTTTCTGCATTGTCATCATCCATACTAAAGATAATAGGAGTGTTCTTCAATTCAGATACTTGGATTCCCTTCGGTACACCAGACACCTTGTCGATAGCTGCGTAACCGTTGTCCTTGTGATACACCTCAACCATGCAGGTCTTGCCAATCAGACCTACCAGCTCCTTACCATTCTTAGAGTCACCGTCATAGCCGTCCAGTGTACGCACCCGTTTCATCATGGTGCTGGATACCTTACCTTTCTGCTTAGGTTCAAAGTCAGATACGTTGACTGACTCATCTACCCAGAAGGGACGCCCATCTTCCATCTCAGTATCTACCAGCTCGTAGATGAAGAGGATCTTGAACTTACTTTCTACTTCCTTTCCTTGCCACACATATCCTGGCTGATGACCCATATCCACCAGACCCGCTAGTCGTGCCATGTGAGTCCCTACCGGTGCTTGTTCTGTCTTGCTGCCGCCTGTGCTTCGTGCTTGAAGTGCCATGTTTAATTACCTTTATCGTAGTCATGTCCAAAAAGTGGAGTGTTGTAGTGCTCATCATCATCTTCTGTAGTAGAAGGGAGGTCAATCAGATCATCTTCCATGAGTGCATCAATCAGTGTGACAGCTAGATCCTTTCTATATTCAAACTCAATATCAATTAGGCTAGGATTGCTCACACTGTAATCACTAAGCCAGTCGCTGATCTCTTCCATGTATCTGCGGTATAGCTGCTGCTTACTCTCAATCATGCTCAGCCCTCGCCAGCTTAAGGTAGTACTGATCAGAGCAGTCATTGCAGATAACTACCATGACCCCTACACCAGTGTACTCTACGTTAGTATCGTTGAAGATGTCCTTACCGCATGCATCACATCGGTAGTATGTTTCGTTAGACATCAGTGAGTCTCCGACCAATCCTTACCCACCTTAGACTCAGCAGCCAGAGGGAGGTTAAGTTTAAGTAGCTCTCCTGCTTTGACAATGGAGAGTTCAGCAAGTTCCCGATATCTATCAACATCTTTGGGATGAACTTCAGCCTGTGCTTCATCGTGATAGTCGATCACTTTGATAACATCAAGACCTTCTTCCTTCACCCACTGATCAAGCAGCACACGGGAGTGTGTCATTACGATGGCACCTGCGGATTGAAGAAGAGTATTAAGAGCTTTGTGTTCTTGAACTCGGCCATCGTAGACCCGCATGGGAATCTGACGACCGTCCAATCCTTTGAGCCATCCCTTACGACTTGCTCTCTTAACATGCTTGATAAGCCGGTCCAAGACTGGTAGCTCACGGAGGAACTTTGCTTTGATAGTTGCCCCATCATCAGCGCCACCTCCCACAATGCTACCCAACTTGTCATTACCCGCACCATAGTTAAGGGCATAGATAAAAGTCTTCGCAGCGTCACGGTCAGGTAGTCCCGCCATGTTTTGATTGTAGATATGAATGTCATCATTGAGTAGTGTCCGTGTGTATACGTCATCATTCATATAGTGGGCTAGCATACGAAGCTCTAGGCCGCTAGCATCATGACCTACCAAGACACGTCCTTCCGGGGAAGAGAACATCTGTCGACACTGAACACCATAAAAGCATGAGTGTAGTGCGGGTAGGTCAGTGAGCAACTCCCCAGTCTTCTTGTCCTTCAAAGCCTTGGGGATGTTAGCCACTATACTGTGGGTCATTCGGTTGGTGTTAGTTCCAAGCGGATTGACTTGAGCCGGGACTCGCCCATCGTCTCGAACTGCAGCTCTAACTCCAGTGAATAGGCCAAGTCGCTTAACACATCTAAAGCGTTCCTTAATGACTTGGCCAACATCTCCGGGGATGGTGTCGAAGGAGTCTTCTGTGATCTTAGGTGAGGTTCGTATGGGACTCCCCGATACATCAGTGGCCAACTGCTTAGACCGTTGTCCGTAATACGGAGAGGAGGGATCATTCGATTCATTCTCTGTTACCTTCTTGAAGTTCCATTGTGTAGGCTGCCACCCTAGGCTCAGAAGCCACGTGTGGAGTTGTTGGTGGGAGTTAAGATTGAGAGGATTCCACTGCACACGACAAAAGGGAGCGCAAATAGAGTCAGGAGCGAGAGGCAGATCAACTCCACAATCCCTGTCACACCAGTCAGAGCAGAGTTTCTTGAGAAATCCTTTTGTAGTAAAGGGCTCTGTGACTTCAACACCAAACTGGCTTGGTCGGACGGGAGAGAGTTTAAGAAGTTGTTCTGTTGCTGTGTTGACTCGTTGTTCAAGGTCTGCGACGCATGCATCACCGTGCTCCTTATCTACGTACACCCCATTGAGGCGTTGCTCGGTCATGATACGTGCTGACTCATGCTCTACCTTGATAGCCTTAGTCCAAGGGTGGTTACCCTTCTCTTGCATCAAGGCTTCGTACACCATGCACTGGATCTCAACGTCCTGTTGACACCGGTT